TTGGTGTATATCTGCCTGTTTACTGATGCGCGGGCAGATACCAGCGACGAAATACCCGACGGCACCGATGACCGTCGTGGCTGGTGCGGTAATTCCTTCAGTGATTTTGAATGGGGTTCAAAGCTCTGGCTGATTGACCGTGAAAAGCTGACCGAAGAGGTCAGACTCTGCGCAGAGAATTACGCCCGTCTGGCCATGCAGCCGTTATTACGTTACGGCTATGCACGAAATGCGCAGGTCATTGCCACTATTCCCCGTATTAACTGGCTGGCATTAACTATTATTCTCACCCGCCCGGATAAAACCGAGCTAACCGTCGAAATAAAGAAACGCTGGGAGGCGGTAGAAAATGGCTACATTTAATGTCCCGACGCTCCGCCAGCTTATTCGCGCCGGTATTCAGGATTTAGAGATTGAACTCGACCAGGAATTACCGATTGTCGGCGTTGAACGTGCGTTAAATACCGCTTTCAGCGGCGCTTTACGCGACGTCTACGATTATCAGACGTGGATTAAAAACCAGATTATCCCGTCAGAGCAGTCCGCCGACGAAACCATCATTGATACCGCCCGCTATGAGGGCGTTATTCGTAAGGCTGCATCCTATGCCAGCGGCCCGGTCGCCTTCACCGGCACCCGACCGCTGCCGCTCGATACGGAGATGCAGACGCAGGACGGCGTACGCTACCACGTCACCGCCACCAGTGACCCGTCAGCGGGCAAAATCACCGTCACCGTGCAAGCTGATGAAACGGGCCTCAGCGGCAACCTGTCTGCGGGCGACGTTCTGACCCTCATTTCCCCGGTGGCCGGAGTGAACAGTGATGGTGTGGTAGCGGATGCGGGTATATCCGGCGGTGCGGACGTCGAGTCTGTGGCCGAGCTGCTGACCCGTCTGCTGTACCGCAAACGTAACCCGCCTACCGGCGGCGCACTGCATGATTACGTTATCTGGGCCACCGAACTGCCGGGTATCAGCCGGGCATGGGCCTTTGACTGCTGGCACGGGCTGGGTACGGTGGGCCTTGCGTGGGTCTACGACCAGCGCACGGACATTATCCCGACCGGCACCGACCGCGAGGCGATGCAGGCGTACCTTTTCCGCCATCAGGACCCGGCAACCGGGACTTACGTCGGCAAGCCCGGTGGTATCGAGGTCTGGCCCATCCCGCTGACGCTCAAGCCGGTGCCGCTGACCATTCGCATCATCCCCGACACTGCCGCCATCCGCTCTGCGGTCACCCTGAGCCTGCAGGCGTTGTTTCGTTCGGTCTCGCCGGGCGACACGCTGCTGCTCTCTGCCATCCGAACGGCCATCGGCTCATCGACGGGTGTCACCGACTACGAGCTGGACCTCACCACCAATCAGGCCAGCGAGAACTATGAGCTGCTGACGCTGGGAGCAATCACATGGCGCATCGTGTAGAGGACTGGCAGGACGTCCTGCAGCAGTTGATGCCGCGTGGTAAAGCGTGGCCACGCGACCAGACGGCGGCGCTGACGTCACTGCTCCGGGGCTTCAGTTCCCGCCTGCAGCTGGCGGAGGCGAACGCGGATTTGCTGGTCACCGAGATGCGCCCGGAGACCACTGACCTGCTGCTGGCCGACTGGGAAGACTATCTCGGTCTGCCGGACTGCAACGCCATCCCTGACGGCTTTGACCGCCGCCGCGATGCCGTGGTGGAGAAGTACCACCGCAAGGGTGGGCTGGCCACCTGGCAAATTGAGCAGGCCGTGAAGGATGCGCTGGGCTTCACCATTCAGGTGACCGAAATCCTGCCGCATCACGTGATGCGCGACATCATGTATCCGATTTATTCCCACAAATACCGCTACCTGCTGCAGGTGACGGTCACGGATATGCCGATGATCCGCTTTCGCAGTATCAGCAACGTCCTGACGCCGTTAATCAGTTTGCAGGCGCAGATACTGGAATGTTTTTTACGTCGTTACCGGCTCGCTGGCCACGATTATGATTTTCTTTACGAGGTTTAATTATGTATCACCTGGATAATGCCTCTTCCGTTCCTGATATGCCCGCCATCAAGCCGGTATTATTTACCGAGCGCCGCTGGTTTACCGAAGGCGGCGACGGTATTCAGCCAAGCTATCCGGGTGCGGACTGGTTTAATGCTATTCAGGCTGAAATGCTGAACGTGCTGGCGCTGGCCAATATCACGCCGGATAAAACGCAGTTGGACCAGTTTGCTCAGGCCATCCGTATTTTCTCCTCGGACTATATGCTGCCGCCGGGTATTCCGTTTGCGTGGCCGGGGGCGACAGCGCCCACCGGCTTTATGCTGATGCTGGGGCAGAGCTTCGATAAAACTGCCTATCCTCGCCTTGCTGCCGCTTATCCCTCTGGCGTTCTGCCGGACATGCGCGGCCAGACCATTAAGTTTTTGCCTGCCTCAGGGCGTGCACTCCTGTCTTATGAAGCCGATGGTGTTCTGGCACATATTCATGGCGGGACAGTTTCCTCTGCTGACCTTGGTACACTTCCGACAAGCAGCTTTGACCACGGAACGAAACCGACCAGTTCAGATAACGAACATGATCATGATGGGGGAATGGTTGCGCCGGGTGATGTCTGGGATCCGGATTATGTCGTCGGGTCTGACAATGATTCCCACCGTACCCGAAACAAGACCAGCAAAGCCCCCGCGCATAATCATACGGTGGAAATTGGTATTCACGCGCATACCGTTTATGTAGGCCCCCATGCTCATGCCGTAACGATTAACAGCACCGGGAACAATGAAAATACCGTCAAAAATATCGCCTTTAACGCCATTGTGAGGTTAGCGTAATGTCATTTGAATTCTCCCAAAGCCCGCAGGCCATCTGGCTTTATCAATATGATGCTGATGGTGTTTATATTGGTTCCGTCTTTATGACTATTCCGGCGGGCACTGGCTTACCGCTTAATACCACACACATTCCCTGTGAGCCGGGTAAAGGCCAGACCGGTATATTTAAAAATGGCGTATGGGAATATGTTGACGATATTCGCGGGACCCGTTACTGGAATATTCAAGGCACCGGCTTTGTTATTTCCGCGCTGAGTGAATCCCTGCCTGAATGGGCTGTGACCATTGAGCCTCCGGTTGCTGATGCCGGTTACGTATTACTGTTCACTGATGGCCAGTGGACGCAGGTCGAATATAAGACCGGTCAGCTTTATTATGAGAGCAACGGCACGAAGCACGTCGTTTCTGATGCGTGGTTCACTCTGCCGGAGGGCTGCACGTTCATAGCACCGCCAGAAGACAAGTCGACGTTCGTCACCCGCTGGAACGGCACCGAGTGGGTTTACCTCAAAGACCTGCGCGGCCAGCTTGCCTGGAATACCGAAACCCGCGAATCGACCACGATTGTGGAAGTTGGCCCCGTTCCTGACGGTTACACCCTCAAAATGCCAGGCCAGTTCGATGAGTGGGATGGCTCAGCCTGGGTGAAGAACGTAGAAGCCGAGCAGGCTTACCTTATCGTTCAGGCCGACCGGCAAAAAGCTAAGTTACTGTCTGCGGCATCCGAGCAGATTTCATTGCTCAGTTACGCCGTAACCAGTGGTCAGGCCACCAATGAAGAGACTTTGCTGCTCGCAAACTGGGAAGAGTATCGCCTCGCCGTGAGTCGCGTTAATACCACTTCAACCGATATTGTCTGGCCTGAGAAGCCGTAAGGAGTCGTCATGTATCATCTCGACAACACCAGCGGCGTCCCGGAGATGCCGGAGCCAAAAGAAACCCAGACGATTTCTACCCGCTGGTTTGGCGAAAGCGTCGATCAGGGTGGAATAAGCTGGCCGGGCGCAGACTGGTTTAATATCGTACAGGCTGAGTTATTAGCGATACTTGACCTTGTCGAGGAATCCCCGGATAAAACCAGATTTAATCAGATAGCTAACGCTATCAAAATTCTTGCCGACCAGTTCCCCAGTCAGTTGGGGCTTCCTGATGGTACAGACCTGATTAATTATCTTGCTCTGAACGGGGCCAGTGAAAGGACGGTGCTGTCACGGCTCAGGGATAATATCTATATTACAGACTTCTATTCTGAAAATGATGGTGATGACTGGCATCCCGCATACCAGAGAGCTTCCCTGCTGGCAAAGAATGTCTGGTTTCCTGATAACCGTGTCTACACGGTTCGCTCCACCCTTATCATGCCTGCTGGTGGCGGGATATGTGGGTCTGGTAATGCAGTGATTGCATCGCCCCCCGCGACTGATGCCAGTGGAAGCGGTCTTATTACCGTCATCAGGGCTGATAACGTTAATGATGTCAGACTCACTGGTATCATAATTGATGGTGGCGTGCGCGAGGTGATGACGGAGAAAAATTACACACGCCCATTGAGAATGATCAACTGCAAAAATATCGTCTGGAACAACCTGACCATTATCAACAATGCAGACTGGTCATTCTCTCTCGAATCATGTGCGGAAATAAGCATTCAGCGGTACAAACAGCGCTCTTATGTATACCAGGATCCAGCACTGACAAGACTACGTGCAGGCGGACGCGATGGCGGTCATCTCATGGACTGCATTAATGCTGTACTTATTGATTCTGATATCGAATCCGGAGATGACTGTATTGGAATTACGTCAAAGCTTTCAGGAACATCCAACATCACTGTTCGTGGTCTGCGTGGTTCATCGGTAATCGCCAGCCTTGTTATTTACAACGAGGAGCAAATTACTGGCTTAAATGACTATTACGCAATGCCTGCAGATAAGCTTGTTTTTGAGGATATCCGTGTCAAAAAAGCGGGTTCATCAAGAAATGTTGTCAGAATTGCCAAATATAATACGCTTTCAACGGTAAAGGATTGTTCTGTCTCTGGTGTCTCCGGCGAGGGGTACTCTCATGGTGCCCTTTTCCAGGGGGTGGAGGGACTCAACCTGGCTGATATTGATGTCAGTTCCTCGGGAGCCCATGGTGCCTACATCTCCAATTGCACCAAAGTTGAGGGGGCTGTTAAAGGAAGCACCAAAGCCTCGGGATTTGATGGCGTCAATATCTTTAATGGTGAAGCCCATAATCTCGATGTGGAGTCGAGTAACTCTGCAAGCTATGGTATCCAGGTTAACGGACTCAAAAACTCTGTCGTCCGTCCGAAAGCTTCAAATTGCGGTGGTGTCGACTTCTCTCTGGCTCGTGGTGGGGGGGGCCGTATTGTTAACACAGTCGGCGTTCATATTCCCTCAGGCTTGTTTATAGGGGAGACTTCAACGAGTTATTACGGACTGAATGCTGTTCCTGGAAGCAACACTGATTTGCGCGTGGCAGATGATGTTAAACGTTCCGGCCTGATACCCTCAACGCCTCTTGGAAAGATAAACTATTTGCGCCAGCCTGCGGCAAGCCTGAAGTTCAAGGAGGATGGTGCGCAGAACATCATTCTGTATTCCAGTGTTGGGTGTACGTTAACCCGTAATGGTGTTGGTAATTACACCGTTACTTTCACAACCCCTATGGACTCAACTGGTTTTCAGTTCTTCCTTGGGGCGTGGCACGTAGGTGCCGAGCGTAAAGTTATCCTTTCAACACAGATAACAGTCAATGGATTCTCGTTCGTTGTAAGGGATACAGCGGGCGCTAATACGTACTCTGATCACATTTCGCTAATTGCGTATAACACATAGGTAATTTATGAGCATCAAACTTATTTTCAGTACCAGAAACCTTGATGAACCGACGTTACAGTCGCAGTTTGAAAGTGAAATGAAGACGAGAGTTCAGTTGTTTTATCCTGATCATGATGTATCTGTCAGCTTTCATGATGGTGATGATCTATACGAAATCATTCCTGTGGAAAATGAGTCTACTGAAAGCACTTTCAGGGCCGTGATAGCCGGATTTAAGTCTGACATCATGTTTTACTCGTTAGGTATTGCTTGA